AGCTGCTTCAAAACCGCATCAGACATAAAAAACCTCAAATCCGGTACAAACCGGGCTCCGCAAATTCAGGAATCGGGCGAACAGCCCGAACAGCGTTACCAACAGAAGCAAGCAAACCAGGTTGAGAAGGAACAGCAAAAATACGCTTCAGCGTGGTAGAAGTAAGCTCGGCAGCACCGAGCTGCACAAAAGCAGAATTCAACGCCGGACGGGCAGAAAAAATCCGGCCCAAATGCCAATAGTTCAGGGTCGTCTGAAACAAACCATGAACCGAGTTCCGTTCATAACGATACTCGTTATAACGACCCTGGTAACCAAAAACCGTTTGGTTAACAGAATCACCAGCCAAATACAACTCTTGATTGATAACAGCTTGTTCACCAAGACCAGCAAACTCAGGAACAAAAAAGTCGTACTTAGAAGTACGCAACCACTGCCGAGCAATCCCCTGCTGATAAGCAGGAACCGGCATAACCGACAAAACGCCGATCATATAACCAAACTCAACAGCAGTGTACTTGCCAATATAATTACGACCCACTGTCAAACCATGACCAAACATAGTACCAGCCGCCGTAGGAGCAGAAGCAGTATTCGAAGTTTGCAAAACCTCGGAGAAAATAACAGGCTGCTTCATGCCACCAACGTACTCCGGACGTTGCAACCGATCGTCTCGAGGATGAGTACCATGAACCGACTGCAGAAACTCCGTATAACGAATACCACCGCGAGCGTTCCGCTCCAAAAGCCGCTGAATAACAGCATTCAAACGAAAATCATTGATCGTAAACGTAGTCGCGGCAGACAACGACACACTATTCGCATTAAGCGCGCCCTGAGCATTCGCCCGAGCAGTAGCATTAGTCAAATGAAACAAATTGTCGGACGCCGCGTCATTAAAACCAATCTGACCCGCGACACCGACACCCGAGAAAACGCCACCACTCCAAACAGCAGCGGTGGTCCCAGAAACCGGAAAAGCCGGCGAAGTACCTCTTTGCGTCCAAGGCAAAGCAGACGTAAAAAAATCCTTCGTCCAGTTACGATACTGAACATCCTCAGCAGTAGCGATGTTCAACTCCGTTTGCAACGTCTCATCCCGGTAATACTCGTTCCAAATGAGATTGTACGCCCTTTTCGCAAAATCCAAAGGCCGAATAGCATCCGGAAACGCCGTCGCAAAATCGTTCGCAGCAGACCAAACAGGAAGACCCATATAATCCCAAAGCGAACCAACATCATGTTTCCCAGACGAAACGTTCCAACGCGGCGCAACCGCGGCATTCGTCCCGGAAACACCACCAGTGATGAACGACTCCCAGTCGTTCCCACTGGTATCAACTTTCGGCCAAACAAGCCGATTCGGAACAAAAAAATAGTGAATCGTCGCGTTCACCTGGTGCATCGGAGGAGCAACCATAGCCTGAAAACGAATCACCAAATCATTCGAAATCTCAAAATGGTCACCCGGGACCATTTCCAAAACCATCGTCGGAATCAATTGACCAAAATCAAGAGTAAGCTTTCGCTCGTGACTAAGATCAAACACACCACGATGCACACGAGGACCCGGAACAGACTGAAACGCACCATTCCGCGCCGGGGAAGCCTGAGCCGCCGCGCCATCCATAATTACTCCCCAGCGGCCCAGCGCCGCTTAACGGATTCCTCGCTCAACGGCTCCCGATCCACCGAAAAATACTCAGGCACAGCCAAATCAAGGCCAGCCAGACGCTCAGAATCCCAACGACCGAGAATCGCAACAACAAACTCACTCCCACCCACGGGAGTTTTCGACATGAAATTCGCAATCTCACGCCAGAGCAAAGATTCATTTTTCACCACAAACGGAGGACAAGCCTCTTTCGCACCAAGATCGTAGATCGAACAAACCAAAAAACCATCAGAGGCCATTCAAACGACTCCTCTTGACCGACTCCCAAGAATCCTGATTAAGTGACACCTGCTGCCGAACAGCATCGACGGAACCTTCAACGGCCCAATACCGGCCCTTGAAGTCCTTCCCTTCATAACCAGACCTTTCCAAATGAACACGATACACCTCTTCGAGGTGTTCCCGCATCTTCGGATTAGAAGCCAAATCAACATCCAACAACTTACGAAAATACCGCGGCAACGCCACGGGCTTACCATTGATAGTCAAATCGCCATCAACCAAAATGCGCACCGCATTATCCACAGCAAAACGCTTACCAATTTTCTTAGACATCAAAGCAAACGGCGGAACCTTACAGTTAAGATCAACCCTAGAATCGACCTCCTTAAGCAAGTACCCAGCAACATACCGAGCACGAGCCAACTTAAAAACATCAACCTGGACCTGACCTTTTCCCCAGGCTAAAGAAACAACAGCCGAATCGGCCACTGAAAGACCAAAGACAACAGCATGATAATGAGGACGGCCGTAACGCTCGCCATACTCACCACACGCAAAATACTTAAGCTTACGACCATCAAGCGCTTTCCTAAGGCGCTTAAAAAACAGCTGAAATTCTCGCTTATCAAGAGAGCCGTCCCAAGGAAGAAACTCGTCCGCATACGTCAACGTAATGAACGAAACATCGTCGAAATAGTCGGCCTCCCAATACATACGATGGGTCCAGTCCTCCGCGCGGTTGATACGACAAGCCGCGCAACGCCCACAAGGGACAGGCACATCCTTCGTCGCGCCTTTCCCTGTGGGAAGGTACAAAGGATGCGCACAAATCACAACCGATAGCCGCCGCGACTAACGAAGACACGATGAATCCTCTTCCTGCGCATACACAAACCTCCTAGTAGATCTTTTCACGCATCCGCGATGCGTCATTTCTTGAACAAACCCAAAACCTTCGAAAGCATATCGACAAATTGCCGAGAACCAGGCGGCAAAGCCTCAATAAACGCCTGCTCAGACTCAAAAGCCATGCCGGCCGTTTTCATAGCAATCAGCTTAGCAGCAACCTCAATTTCCATAGGAGACAACGGAGCCTTGGGACCACCCCTCTCCTCAATAGCCTTATCAGACATCTGACCCAGAGAACGACCAACACGAAACTGCTGCTCAACCATATTATAAAAAGCCAAATCCTTTTGCACATTAGTCAAATCGATGCCAGCTTTCTTCGCCTCACCATCGATGACCTTATTCACATTATCCAAATCAAGACCCTTCAAAGAAGAAGTCAACATAGCTAGCTTCTGAGGATTAGCAGCCTTATCAAAATTCACCTGCAACTGCATGGCAGACAACTCCAGCGGATTAGACGCAGCCTTAAAAGTATTCTCCAAAACCTGACCCGCGGTATCAGCCTGAACCTTACCCTGCTGCAACTGAACAAGACCAGAATCGGCAATAGTCTTCTGAACAGAAACCAAACCTTGAAGCAAACCCATAACAGCAGCAATGGGATTACCAGCAGAATTACCACCAGTCGACTGCACCTGGCCGCCAGCCGGAGAACCGGCAGCCAAAAGAGGATTAATACCAGCAGCAGCCATATCCTTAGCACGGCGCTGCACCGCAGTATTAGCCAACTCAATATTAGTCTCATTCGCTTCGCGCGCAGCGTCGACCTGAGCCTTACCAGTAAAAGCATCAATAGAATCACGACCCCAAGAAACCAAATCGTCAAACCAACTCATACCAACTCCCTTCGGGACCTCATGACCCCTTATCGGTGTCAATGGGCCATATTACGTCGAGAGACCACATGGCCCCTGCCGCGCTACGCTTGCCTACACCATGCCCGGAAGGGCAAGGTGTTTGTACCACTGCAGCCGAGTTTTAGCTCGCACAAGCTCACGCCGCAACTCTTGCGCAGTAAAACCACCAGTCCAAGGATGACGACCCTCGCGCAAAGTATACGCCCACTTCCTATCGTGAGGCGACCGAACGACATAGAACTCGGGAAACTCCTTTTCAACATCCAGAATAAAATCCAAATCAGATTTACGCATATTTAACGTCCTTATACATACAATATAACACCGTTTTACAACAATGTCAATAGAATAAAAAAAGATTTTATTGCACCGTTCCAACAACGATCCATCAAAGATGCAACAAAAAACCGCCCGTCAGGGCGGTCGCGAAATTTTACAACAGGTTCAAAAAGAGTCGGGGGGCTACCGCCCCCCGAACCCCCCGCTGGGGGCGACGCTCCGCGCGCCCCCTCTCCCCCCTAACGTCACGCCTTCGGCGTGTCTTTTTCCGGTGCGGAAGGTTCCTTCGGAACCTCCGCAATCCGCACCAGCACAGGCTCAGGGCCTCGTTCTGCGCGAGCCTTAGCCTCGGCGTCCTTCGTAGCCTCGGCCTCTTGCTCACGCTTAAACTCGGCCCTTTTAGCCTGTAAGGCGCGGAAACGCTCGATAATATCGAGCTCATCACCGAAAACAGGAACGGTCTGAAGACCATTCACAAGCTCAGC